AAAGAAGCTATTGAAGAGAAAGGTGATGCTAACCTCAGTTATGCTGACCTCCGTGGTGCTGACCTCCGTGATGCTAACCTCAGTTATGCTAACCTCCGTGGTGCTGACCTCCGTGATGCTAACCTCAGTTATGCTGACCTCCGTGGTGCTGACCTCCGTGATGCTAACCTCTATGGTGCTGAATTACAAAATGTAAGGTTTTTGGGTAGAGGTGGAACAAGCAAACTAAAAACAGAACAAGTATCTGATTTCCTAAACGCTTTAGGTTTTCAGATTGAAGATTAAATTTATTAGAATCATTTTAGAGATATGACATTTGATACATCAACAAAAGAAGGTCGAGAGCGTAGACTATACCAAATTGAGAAAGCAAAAGCAGATAACTTAATGAAAAAGTGGAAGAAAACAGGCAAGGTTATGTATGCAATTATGCTTAATCAACTAACAGGAGAAGGAGATTTAACAGCAGGTAAACATTTTAGCTAATATGGATAAAATAAACCAAGTAAACGAAATACTGAAAAAGGGTGAGCCACATAACTGGAGTAAGGATCACAAAGGTTACGCGGGATATAAGCCACAAGCGGTAATAGACGCAGTAAATGAAGCTGGTATTGAGTGGAGCATGGAGTTATTGGAAACATCAGAAAGAGACTCTGGTCGGTCAAATAAATCAGGCTCACAAATTATTGATGTTCTAACAAAAGTCAGAATAACAATAGATGGTAGAAGTATTGACGCTGTCGCATCGCACCCGATACTAGATGATTATGGTGATGCAATGAAGTCAGCACAGACAGACGCAATGAAAAAAGCATTTGCACACTTCTCAATAGGTAATCGTGCATACCATGGACTATTGAAAGATGATAATGCAGAGCAAAAAGAAGAAATTACAAACGATAACGATTTTGAAATATAATATGGAAAACGAAACAATATTCCCCGATGGATTTATCTTCAAGAAACCACGAGAGGGAGCACCACAGTTTGTTAAAGGAAGTATGTCAGTAAAAGTAGATGAGTTTATACAATTCCTACGAAAGCACAGTAACAATGGGTGGGTAAACATGGACTTATTAGTAAGCAAGAACGGTAAACTCTACACCAAACTAAACACATACACAAAAGCCAATCAGGCAAACAGCCCCGTGGATATAACTGGAGATGTTCCTTTTGGAGAAGGAGAACTTTACTCCGCACAAGACGAGTTCAACGCACTCTAAAATTATCCTACCTTTATGCGAACATTTATCTTACAAGTAGACAGTGAAGGAAAACTAATATGGTCACCGAATCAAAAAGCGATTTGGCATGACTGGCTTCTTGATAAGAAAGGAAAGCAAATAAGGATAAAAGCAGAGCAATACAAAGGAAGTAAATCAAAAGCACAACTCGGTTATTGGCATGGGGCATTAGTCCCTGAGTTCGCACATTATCATGGGCTTTCGATGGAAGAATCTCACGCCATAATGAAGGAGGAGTTTAATTACCGCTTCATCACGACAAAAGACAAGGCATATAGAGTCGGTCTTTCTCTGTCGAGTGCAAACCACGAGACTATGAGCAAAGCCATAGAGAGGGCTGTTAGATACTTTGAAGAGAATGGATTAAATGTTCCTGATCCTAACCAATACAAAATAGACAAAGACAAAGCAGAAATGATTTAATGCAGAATCTTGATATGATATAATATATGAATGAAAAGAGAAAATAAACTCAAAAAATGGGACCTAAGAAAGTGTAAGAAAGAATTTGATAAGGTTTTCTCACTCTATATCAGAACAAGAGACGATTTCACCTGCTTCACCTGTGGTAGAAGTGGAGACAGGACAAACATTGACAATGGACACTACATACCAAGAGGAGCGTGTAATTTACAGCTATATTTTAACGAAGACAACTGTCATGCACAATGTACAAACTGTAATCATCGCCTTGAGGGGAATCGTCATGTGTATAGGGAGAATTTGGGAGAAGAAATGCACGAAAAATTGTATAAAATCCACAAAGAATCTCCAGAAAAATGGACAAAAGAAGACTATCTAAACAAAATTGACGAATATAATGACAAACTCTCAAACCTATAAAAGACAACAATTTCTACTATACAATCAAGTCTATGATGTTGCAGAGTCAGCATATATGTCAGGTTTAGAGATACAACAGGCAAGAATTATAAAAGATATTCATAATGTAGAAGTAGTAGAGTGTCCTATGTGTGGCAATGACTATGAACTTAAGGCAAGAAGAAAGAATAGAGCCTGTAAAGATTGTAGATTATTGTTTACAGACCAAGAAATAGAAACAAGACTTGTGAAACAAAGAAAAATGCCACTCAAGATAAAAAACAAACTAAAAAGACAACACGAAAGGTGTTTATCGTGTAACATAAGTTTAAGAAGTAAGTCTGCAGGTAATGGAAAGTTAGGATATTGTCAGTTTTGTAGTGAGGGGCTTTGATTTTCTTTCATTTTGTGGTATAATACATACATGACGGATTATGTAGAAACCCCAAAGACAAACACCACCGATAAGGTTTACATAGATAAGGGTGTTTATTGGAAGTATCTATCAGGCTTAGTAAAACATAATGAATTACCAGACCCCGATTATCGAGGGACTTTGCCTTGTGGTACAGATATTTATGTACATACTGTGGATATGGTGGGGAAAATCAGTGATAACAGCAAATAAACACTATGCGAGGAACACCATTTACAAAAGATGACCCGAGAATAAATCGAGAGGGGAGACCACAAGGATCCAAGAACTTCACAACTAAAGTGAGAGAGGCTTTAGAGAAGATTGCAGAAGGCGAGGATTATACATACGAAGAAGCATTTATAAAATCCATACTAAAGAAAGCCATCGTAGATGGAGACTCTTCTATACAAAGACTAATATGGAATTACCTAGACGGTATGCCAACACAAAAAAACGAACTCTCAGGAGATGTAACTATCAAAGTAGTAAAGTATGGAGACGACAGTACCTCATAACTATAAACCAAGAGATTATCAACTTCCTTTTTGGAAAGCAATGGACTCTGGTATTAAAAGAGCGGTGCTTATATGGCACAGAAGAAGTGGCAAAGATAGAACCTCATGGAATTACATAGTAAGAGAAGCTGTTGAAAACAAAGGTCTTTATTATTACTTTGCACCAACATATACACAGGGTAAAAAGATTATATGGGATGGAATAGACGCTAGAACAGGATTATCTTTTATAGACCATATTCCAAAACAACTACTATCGAAGAAAAATGATACTGAATTAAAGATTGAATTAGTAAATGGATCAATCATTCAGGTAATCGGTACAGATAGGGTAGATAGCATTGTTGGTACTAACCCTGTAGGGTGTGTATTCACAGAGTATTCACTACAAAACCCTAAAGCATGGGATTTAATACGCCCTATATTGGCTGAAAATGGGGGCTGGGCGGTCTTTGTATTCACTCCAAGAGGTATGAATCATGGGCACAAGATACTACAGCAAGTAAGAGACGCTGGTGGCTTTACACAAGTGCTTACTGTAGAAGACACAAAAGCAATAGATGTAAAGGTACTAGAGCAAGAGAAGTCCCAAATGCCTAAAGACTTATTTGAACAAGAATACTTCTGTAAGTTCGTAGAAGGCGCTAGTCAGTTCTTTATTGGACTAGAAAGGTGTTTGTATCTTCCCGATAATAAGATTGAACCATGGCATAAGTTTAGACTAGGGGTAGACCTTGCAAAATATCAGGACTTTACCGTACTCACAGCAATAAATCTGCACACGAGACAGGTGTATCAACAAGAAAGGTTTAATCAGATAGATTGGCAAATGCAGAAGTCAATGATTGAGGCTTTTTACCACAGATACAATAAGGGGCTTGTATGGCTTGATTCTACAGGTCTTGGCGACCCTATTTATGACGACCTATTATCAAGGGGTATAAACATAGAGTCTTTTAAGTTCACCAGTAAATCTAGAATGGATCTATTGAACAACTTACGAATACTTATAAACGAAAATCAGATATATTTACCAGCAGATGACGAAGGGTTACTTGATGAATTACGCTCTATGCAGTACACAATGACAGAGCGTGGTAGAATAAATGTACAAGTACCAGAAGGAGTCCATGACGACAGGATTATGTCACTTGCTCTAGCAGTGTGGGATTTACCAGCAAGAATGATAAGCAAGGAGACTAATGATCCTGTTAAAAGACTATTGAGTATTCGAGAGAATATACATAATGATTTAGGTGATGCTGAATGAGCACGAAAGAAAAATCTTACTGTTACTTAGAAACATGGCACAGCATGATAAGTTAGAGATTTCTAAGATATCTGATGTGCAATATGCTATATGGAAAAGAGAAAAGATAAACTTAGATAAGAAATTCCTAGACATAGAATAGGAAAGTATGGTATAATATATTTAATAGCTCACAGCAATACTGGGGCACGCCACACAAAGCGTGCTTTTTATTTATGAATACAGAACAACGAAGAAAAATAGCATTAACAAATGGAGACGACCTCATTAAATGGTATGAGCATGACCTGAATGCATTACAGAGCCCTGACCAAATACCAGATGATGATATAGCTAATGTGAAAGCATACAAAATGCATCTTTACTGGCTAGAAGACAAAATAAACACTATTAAAAGACTACAGAAACCAGAGCAAGAACAAGCAATGGACTCTTACGAGTAGTCTTTCGTGGGCATCGGTAAACCACGGTAAAAACCGCTTTATTAACCCTGCCGAGCGATTCGGCTCTAGTTACATCCTCTATGGAAAAAGATGAACAAAACCCTGACCTCGAACAGGAGCAACAAGACGAGGACATCGACTTCAATGAAGACGATGACACATCAGAAGAAGACCGAGACTGGGAGGCGGAAGCCAAAAAGTACAAGGCTATTTCTGGAAGGTTAAAGAAGAAGTTGGATTCTTCTCAGAATATTCCAACTCAGGAGACAAAACCTGAAACAAAAAAAGAACATGTAGAGCAATCACATTTTCAGACAGTGAAAGAAATTGCTATCGTAACCAAAGAATTGAACTCGGAAGAGCTTGAGACTTTGGAATTAAAAGCACAAGAGCTGGGAGTAGACCCTGTTAAGTTCGCCAGAACATCAGTCTGGAAAGACACGCTTGCGTCGTTTAGGTCGAACCAGAAGAAACAATCTAGTCCCTCTCCGTCAGGTAGAGCAGGAGTAGTGAGGTCCACTAAGTTTGCGGAAACGCTTTCAAGTGATGACACCACACCTAATGAGAAGCAGGCAGCCTTTGAGGCAGCCCGCGACGAAGCCCTATCTAGACGAAAATAGTACATTCACAATATGGCATTTTCAAGTCCCACAGACGCATATACAGCATCAGACTTGGCAGCAATGATACCTAGAAACTTTGGGTATCTAAAATTGGTTCTAATTGACTTGGAACCCCAAATGGGGCAACAGGGCGGAAGCGTATGTCGCTGATGTCAAAAACCACTGCACCTTATTTAGCAGGGTTCGTAGATGGCGAAGGCTATCTCGGAATCTTAAAAATAAAGAAGGGTGAAAAAAAAGACTGGAGTAGTGCAAATGCCCACTATTTCAAACCAGTCATCAAGATTGCAAATACCGACAAAGCAATCATACAGTGGTTATATGACAGTTACGGGGGTAGTTTTGAAATGCGATTAGGTAAGGGTAATAGTAAAACATCTTATTGTTGGTCACTGAAAAGTGTCTATCAACTAGAAAAGTTTATTAGAGCCATCAAACCTTTTCTACGCATTAAACAAGAACAAGCTACCATTTTGTTAGAGTTCATTAAGACGGTTAATAAAGGATTGCCGTTGAAACATCACACAAATGAGAAGCGTGAAGAACTTTATACAAAAATCCGAGAACTAAATCACAGAGACATATTGCACCGTGAGAGACTGAGCGAACCAACACCTATATAACGGGTGAAGCGACAGTCCGACACTCTTGGTAACAAGAGATTACATAACGGAAGTTTGGACACCCATCGTAAACGAGCCTAAGTTCGATAATGTCACAATCCTTAATTGGGTTACTGACCTATCACCTTTCGCTACAGACGGTGCGGATACACTTCATGTACCAGACATCTATACAAACACATTCTCAGTGCAGACACAGTCTACACAGGGTAATGCGGTTGTAGATGAGTCAGTTGCACAAGTAGACACCACATTAGCAATCAACCTACACAAGTATGTTGCATGGATAATTGGTGATAAAGATATGCGCCAATTGGCAAGTAAGTACCAGCTAAATGAGAAGTATGCTCGTGAGGCTCGAGGACTTCTTCTACAAGCAGTAGAAGACTCACTCTTCGGTCTATGGTCATCTATTTCAACAAACTCAGTGGGAGATACAGTAACCGTTCTTTCAGATTTTGAAATCCGCTCAGCTATTTCAGCTTTGGACTCTTCAAATTATGAACTCGACGAGTGTGCATTCTTCTTCCACCCAACAGTTTATTGGAAGCAGTTGTCAGGTATTGCAAAATACTACGAACAACAGATTTCTAATCTAAACCACATTGCCACAGGAAACTTTGGTAAGACTGGTTTGACACGAAACTTCAAGGGATCTCTATATGATATTCCTGTATTCACCTCTTCAAGAGTTGTATCAGGTCTACAAACATATCGAAACCTCTTGCTTCACAAGTCAGCGTTCGGTGTTGCTTTCCAAACTATGGGAGCAGGAATGGTACGAGTGCAGTCAGATTACCTTTTGACTAATCTTGGAACATTAGCAGTAGCAGATGTTATCTACGGTGTTGCAGTTCTTCGTGAACCAGCAGCAGTGTTGATCAACGCAAATACTACAGCGGTAACTTCATAGTTAATCTATCCCTTGTGTCCACAGCTCTATGAGGAACACAAGGGGTAATAGAGCAGAATAATATGACAAAACCAATACAAGAAAATATAGACGACACTAGACCTGTGGAAACATGGTTTATTGAGCGCACAGGAGATGGTTTTATCTTCGCCACCAATGAGGAAGATGCCTTTGAGATAATACATAACCCCACCAGTTGGAGAAGAAGGGACTTCAAGATTATTGGAGTATCAGACGGAACAGTATTTCATTCAAAGGTAAAGAATAGTACAAAAAAGGTCGCAGAGTTAAAAGAAAGGTTTGACGAACTTACCAAAACACTTAACAAATACAGAGCAACAGAAGAAAGATTTGTCTTTGAAGAGGTACTAGATGACACAGACGAGAAACTGATAAGAGTAAGAGAAAAGATACAAAAGATAGAGAGTGAACTTGAGCCCCTAGAAGTGAAAATGAAACAAGGTAAGAAGTCTATAGTAGACGACGCTTTTCAAGCAGAACTTAAGGTCGCTCGTGGTAATATAAAAATGCCAAGAAACAAGGCGGTTATCACACCACAAGGACAAGACCGCAAAAAGATAATGCAACAAATGGGATTATGAACACCAAAACTTCAAAAGAATTAAAAAGAATAAGTGAAAATATACCAAAAGAGTTGATGGACAGGCTCATGAAAGAGAGATATGAGTACCCCACAATAAGAAAGGTGGTAAACAAGGCACTCAAAGACGAAGAAGTAGACGAGGCACTCAAAGAAAGACTCCGACATATCAAAGATGTAGGTGCAATAGACAAAAAGACACAAGTGGTAAACAGAACAGCAGAGAAAGAGATAGACGAATGGATGAAAAATGAGGTAGAGAAGGCAATAAAGTTAGGTCGGATACCACACCCCAAAGACGACAAAGATTTACAAGCATATATTAAGAAAATACATAAGAAACATGGCAAAAACAAAAAAGGAGATAATACAAATTAACATAGACGGTGCAGAGGAGAAGCTGATAGGGCTTGACCTTGTTTTAGGACACATGGAAGGTATAAAGGCTACACTAGAAGAAGGTGGAGATGCATACAAAAACTATCAAGTACAGATTGACCAACAGACTAAGGTGAAAGAAACGACAGAGGATTGGCTAAAATATCTAAAGTCACTATGAGAGTAGTAGGTTACGGTATTTGTGGTGGTGGTGAAGCAGACAGATATATGGAAGCCACATTAAAAGAGTTTAAGCGTCTATGTGACGAAACTGTTATATGTGGTAACAACATCACAGACAAAGAACGCAACCTAATAAACAAGTACGGTTTTAAGTTAGTTGAAGATAATAGAGAGTGGGGTAAGACACAGTGGAAGATAAAACAAGACCTTGTAAAAAATCATATAGCAAAACTGAATCCTGATATGTGTGTATGTCTTGATATGGATGAGGTATTTGACCCTAATATGACACGACAAGATATTGAGGAGTTAAGCAAGAGTCCGTTTGATGCTTTTTATTTCTACATCGTAGATTTATGGGGGGATGGATATTCAGTTGCACATAGTTTTTGGAATATACGAGCATGGAGGTTTAAGCCAGAAAAGGGGTTAGATTTTCCACAAAAGGCTTTACATTGTGGACTAGCACCTGAATGGGTATGGCACTATGGATATTACTCTCCCTACTTTGTACTCCACTATGGACTTAAGGAAAAGAAAGACAGACAAAAGAAGGTTGAGAGATATGCAAAGTATGACCCCAAAGCACAGTTTATTGCAAAGACATACTATGATGATCTCGCAGCAGAGATTAAAGAAGATAAGTTAGACTTAGATAAAATAAGAATAGAAGTACAGAAATTCGTAGAAGACACTGCACAAAAACCAAAGAAAGACAGGATAAAGACACAAAAAGAAGTGTTTGCATTTATACAAAAGACCGATGGACAAATAATAGACATACCCGTTCGTAGCGTAGACGACACATTAAAAATACACCCAGACTGGGTACTAATAGGAAGAACCGATGACATTGAATCCCTCATCTAAAATACTCATAACAGGTGGACTAGGCTTTATCTTCTCCCATGTTACTGAATACTTTGTATCTAAAGGATATGAGGTTGTTGTTATTGACAATGAGAGTGTAGGCTCTCATCCTGAGATAATAGACGGAAGTTTCAAATACTATAAGTATGATATGTCTGATCCTTCTGTAATAAAGATTATTCTCGAGGAAAACCCAGACTATCTTATTCATGCAGCAGCCATATCTGATGTGGACTTTTCTATTAAGTTCTCATACGAAACACTACAGTCAAATATACTTGCTAATCTCAATGCATTTGAGGCGGCAAGAAGACTACCAGACATCAAGAAGTTTGTATATGTATCAACCGATGAGGTATATGGGGAGTGTGAGGTTCTTAAACAAGAAACTGATATTATATTTCCCAAGAACCCCTACTCTTGCTCTAAGGCTGTAGGCTCACTAATGAGAATAGCATTTGACAACTCTTATCCTGAGTTGCGTAATAAGACAGCAGAAACACGCTTCTGTAATGTGTTTGGACCACGACAAGACAAAAGAAAGATATTACCTGCAATAAAAGAGGCGGTAGAAGGTAAGTATGTTGTACCATTACATGAAGGAGGAAGAGGGTATCGTGAATATATCTATGTAAAGAATATACCGCAAGTCATGGAACTTATTATGGAAAGAGGAAATCGGACATACAATGTTACGCTCAATGCTGGCTTCACAGTAAGTAAACTTATAAAGAAAGTTGAGGACATAACAGGGAAGGAAGTACCCACATCTAAAGGTGATAGACCTGGCATGGACTTAAAGTATCAAATGGATGCATCAAGACTGTTTGCATTAGGGTGGAAACCATTATATAATTTTGAGGAAGGGATAACTGAATACTTCAATGAAACTATTTAAACCATACATCAGCTGGAGAGCAAGACTTTATGCATTAAAGGTGCTAATGGGCACACAACTAGCAGAAGGTCCCGTAGCAAAAAGATTTGAGGAGGAGTTTGGAAAGAAATTTGGCTTTGAAAATGTATGTGCCCTAAACTCAGGAACATCTGCACTAGAATTGGCATATGAACTTGCAGGTATACAAAAAGGAGATGAAGTAATAACGCCTGTATTGACCTGTACTGCAACTAACATACCTCTTGCGAGGATTGGTGCGAAGATAGTGTTTGCAGACGCTGGTGAGTCTCTCAACGCCTATACAGAGGACATTAAAGCGAAGATAACACCAAAAACTAAGGCAATTGTCTTCGTACACTTTGGAGGTAGCAATGAGGGGTTAGATGAGGTACTAGAAATAGCATCAGAGCATGGAATTACCGTGATTGAAGACGCCGCACAAGCGGTAGGTTCAGAGAACTGGGGTAAGGCAGACTTTACTTGCGTATCATTACAAGCAATCAAGACACTTACGGCAGGCGATGGGGGTATTTTAATATGTAAAAGGAAGGAAGATCACGAAAAGGCAAAGAGATTGAGGTGGTTTGGGTACGACAGGGAAGAAAAACAGCGGTGTGGAGACACAGACCTCACAGAGATTGGCTATAAATACCACATGAATGATATTAGTGCGGCGATTGCACTTGGAAACTTGCACGCCATAGACTGGGTAATACAAAGAAGACGGACATATAGAGATTTATATAAAGAACATGGCTTTCAAGCAGGGGTTTGGATGGCTACCTACATACACCACCAGAAAGATGAGATAGTAAAGGAACTCAAAGAAGCAGGATATGAGGCAGGAACGCACCACTACAGGAATGACAAATACACCATCTTTTGTGGTCGTGGTAAATATCTATACATGGATGCAATAGAAGATAAGATGTTTCATGTACCTCTACACCACGATTTGACACTTGCTGATGTATATAGGATCATAACAATATGCAAGAGTTTCTAAAGAGTCCTAATTGGAATGAAAAGTGGGGAATGTTGATAGAGAAACTAATGTCTATTGACAATCCGTATTTTAAGTTGCGAAAGTATGATATTGACAACAAATCGCACTGCTATGTTCTCGCTTTTGATGGTGTGAGTATACTTTTTCACCTCTTTACACCAGATGAGTATAAGAAAAAAGGCTATGCCACAAAACTTATACAAAAAGTAGTACAAGAAGAAAGAGGTCTCCAGGAAAGCAATATACTCCTTGCAAGAACATTGAATGATTACTATGTAGAGACCATGTTTTTGAACTGTGGATTTGAGGTTATCAACAAATATTCTCACAGACAGAATGTAATACTAATGTACGACCTAAAATGAAGGAAGAAATGGAAAAATTAAAGGAATTGTCACAGATTCCAATGAAAACAGAGCAGGAAACTAAGCGTGTGGAGATTATAATGCTCAAGTACAAAGACGAAGAGGTGGAAAAGAAGGCTATCAGTCGCATTATTGACAACACCAAACATCCTTTCAAGCTAACTATCTACGATAACAGATTAAACACTGCTAATACCTCAAGAATATGGAATAAGTTGGTCAAAGAGACCACTTGTGATTATGTAATGCTCATAGATTCTGATGCTTTTGTACCCGATACAGACCCCTGCTGGCTTACACGAATGATGGAGAGTATAGATGAGACGGGGCTTGTAATACCCGTTTCTTCTGCACCAGGGGGTGCTAATCAACAAGTATCACACGCAACTCCTTATCCTGATCCCACCGTAAACACGGGTATATGGTCGGGTTATTGTTTTTTGTTTAAGAAAACACTCTATGAGGAGTTGGGTGATTTTGATGAAGACTTTTATATCTACGGACAAGACAGTGAATGGGCACATAGAGCAAAGAGAACAGGCGGTGCAATAATGCGTAGAGATGTACTCGTAGAACATGTGGGTTCTGCTTCATTCAAAGCATCTCATGAAAGAGGAGAGATAAATCGTGACTTGGATAAGATTAGAGCAAAGTTATTATTTACTAAAAAAACAGAATGAGACTGAACATTGGATGTGGGCGTGAATATCTGCAAGGATATACAAACATAGATGTCTCAAAGGAAGTAAGGGCGGATGAGTATTTAGACATACGAACAGATAAACTCCCTTTTAAAAACAACACAGTAGAGGAGATATATATTAGTGGTGTACTCGAGCAGATACAAGAAAACGAGCATTTACTGTTTGCAATGAATGAGTGTTGGCGTGTTCTTAAAGAAGGAGGGTTTATGAGGGTGGTTGTACCACACGCACTTCATGTCAATGCCTACAAAGACCCCTATGACTGTAGAAGGTTTAGTCCTGATATGTTTTCCTACTTTAACAAAGATTCAAGAGAGTATAAGTTGTATGGAAGTGTGTACGGATTTAAGGGTTGGGAGATTAGAAGCCTTAAAACTAACGACAACGGGATAATAACCGCTGTTTTAATAAAATGCGAATAACAATAGTGGGTGCAGATAAACCAATACACGAACAAGCCTGCACACACTGGTCAGGTCTTAAAAGTGCCCTTACAAGAAGTGGATGGGATTGGTCTTTTGTTTCATGTCGTTACAATCCAAATTATGTCAATGATATAATCGCAAGTAAACCTGATGTCATAGTTTATGGGCTTATAGACATGATGAGAGATACACAAGCCCGAGAGCGCATTCGTGAGGCACTACCTAATGCTATAATCTGTATGTGGTATGGAGATCTAAGAGATGAGAGAACTGGTCAAGATATAAATGACTTAAGTGAAACAGTAGATAGATTTTTTGTATCAAATGATGGACAAAAAGACTTCATAAAACAACAATTTAACATGACGCCTGAGTTTTTACCCCTCGCAGTAGATCCTGTCGATGAACCTGTCGTAGATGACTCATTCAAAGAATATTTTGTATTTATTGGTGCTAAAGGTTTTGGTAAAGCGTTCGCACAAAGGGGAGCGATAATCCAACACCTAGAAAGTAACATGAAATTAAAGCGTATAGATGGCAATACACCAGAGCAAAGAGCAGAAATATACTGGAATATGCCTAAAATCTATGGAAACGCGCAGTTTACTCTAGATATTTCACACTTTTGGGACATAGAGAAGTATGTATCCAATAGATATTGGGTAATACCTGGATATTTTGGCTTTCCTTTAACCAAAAGGTTTCCAGGGCATGAAGAATTATACCCTGAAACAGTCCGAGTATACTGGGATAGCATTGAGGAGTTGCAAGAAAAGATGGATTTCTATAAAAAGAATGAATCAGAGCGTAAAAAGATGATACTTGCTGGGTGGAAGCACACAAAAGACAATCACACATACGACCACAGACTTAAAAGATTGCAAAATTTGTTGCATTTGTAAAAGTGTGCTATAATATATATAAGTTTAATAATAACCCAACAGCAATACTGTGGGCGACAAATAGTCGCCTTTTTTTATTATGCAAATAAGAGGATATATAGAAAGAGAGAAAGAGATTTTTGAGACACCCGTTACTATAGCGGAGGGTCTTGAGTTTGATTTTCCTCGTACACTAAGAAAGACGGAGTTGTACTACAATTCCAAATTTATGGGTGGTGAAAGAGATTCTGACGGTTTCAAGAAGATATTTTTCAACATAAATAAAAGACCTGTCAAGACCTCACAAAAGAGTGTGGATATTGACACAAAAGACATTCAAGTACAAGCAGAAGAGGGTGGTTCAGATATTCAAGCGTGGTTTCTTGAGAAAGAACTTTTACAGTTCATGAAGGAGGAGAACTTTGGAGAGTTTCTTAACGATGTTGTAGAAAGATATCCAAAATACGGAGAGGTGGTAGTAAAGAATGTAAAAGGAAAGCCGAAAGTTGTTTCATTACATAACCTTCGATATGACCCTCAGTTACACATTGAGGACTCACCATGGGTGCACGAAGAACATCTCTACACAATAGAGGAGTTTCAGAATACAGCAGAAGAATTAGGGTGGGATAAAGATGCAGTTGAGGAGGTACTCGCACTCTACAAAAGTAATGATATTGCAACTATTGGAGTTATAGAAAGATATGGATACTACGAAGAGAGAGACTTGGTAGACGGAGGTGGTGATACACTTAGTCCTGGTGTTGTTATTTGTGCAGGTTTTGACAGAGAACTGCAAAAGAAGAAGAAAGAAGTACCAACAATCATACTACACAAGCAAGAATTAGATGTATTTCCTTACAGGTCTTTGTCATGGGAGAGTATAGACCACAGAGGAATTGGTGTTGGTGTAGTAGAAGAAAACTTTGAAGCACAAGAGTTCTATAACGATGTAAACAACAAGGAAAGAAAAGCACTGGAGTGGAATACAAGAAAACTATTCAGATCATCAGACCCCAATGTACCAAAGAACCTATTTAGAACAAAGAGGAACGGAGATGTTATTGAATCAAGAGATTTCACAGAGATACCAATGGCTGAAAGAAACCTCGCTCAGTTCAATGCACTGTATCAGAGAATAATCAACAACTCAGACGGAACATCATTTACATTTGAAGTAAACACAGGAGAGTCGCTACCATCAGGGACACCATTTAGACTCGGTGCAATACTTTCAAATGCGACAGACTCATACTTTAATTTCAAGAGAGAGAAGCTAGGACTATTTATTACTGGAATTATAGAAGACTTTATAATCCCTGAGTTTAAGAAGAAGAAAAGAAAAGGACACATATTCTCGTTTACCGCAGAAGCAGATGAAATGAATAAGTTTGACCTTCTAATGACAAACGCAATCCTTAAAAAGGAGATGGATAAGTTCGTAAAGAAAAATGGAGTATATCCATTACCTCAACATGTTGAAGCAGAGAGAATGAAGATAATGGAAAAACTACGACAGAGAGATGAGAGATTTCCAGAATTACCCGACAAATTCTATGACAACATAAAAACAAAGATAAAGATTGTTATTACTGGAGAAAACTCCAACACCGCAACTGACCTTACAACCCTTACAAGTCTTTACACAGTATTATCAGAACAGCAAGACCCTAGAGCAGAGAAGGTACTTAATCAGATATTGTCTTTGGCAGGTACAAATCCAATAGGATTACTTGGACTTTCGACAGGAATGGCAATGGGGGGAGGTACGCAACAATTACAAGTAGTAGCACCCGTAGGGCAAGAATAATATGAAGTTTAACGATACATCAAATACACATAATAGCCTTGCTCACTATGTATGGTACTTACTCGGTGGCATTTCCTCTAGCGAGTTTCCTCTTGCGGATCTTTCGAGAGCAACAAACACCGCAAAATATAACCTTGCAGTAAAGGTATGGAAGCAACAAGATGCATGGGATTTTAACGATGGAGGATATACCACTTTCCCAATAGCGACTACTACTCTAGTAGACGACCAAGCAGACTATACACTACCAACAGATGCAATGGGAATAAGGAGAGTAGAAGTAAAAGATAGTGCGGGAAACTGGTTCGTAGTAGACCCAATAGATGATACAAACATAGATGTAGCACTTGACGAGTTTAGAGAAGTAAAAGGATTACCCGAATATTACAGACTAGAAAACGAGTCAATCATCCTCTATCCAGCACCATCATCTGCACAGGTTACTACTACAGCAGGTATAAAACTCACATATAACCGAGAGATAAACGAATTTGATGCAAGTACGACAACAACAGATGTGGGAATGGGAGGATTAGGTGACCAGGTGATTGCTCACGAAGTAGCAGAAGAATGGGCGGGTATATTCAGACCAGATAGATTAGACCCGTTGAGAGTGCGAAGGGAAGAATTAACAAACAATTTTCTGGCTCATATCTCAGATAGAGACAGAGACAGGTCGAATAGATTATTAGTACAATTTGATAATAACGAATAATATGAAGGATAAATTAAAAATTAAAGGTCACTTCAAGATTGAAGTACGAGACAGTGAAGGAAATGTGAAAGATGTGCGTGAAAAAGACAATGTGATAACCAACGCTTCACTTGCAGAAATTAGTGGACTTGTTGGAAACACAGGCTCAAAGACAGCATTTACTTTCCTAGCAGTAGGAACAGGTACGACAGCGGTAGCGGCGACAGATACAACACTTGAAACTGAGATAACAGACTCGGGGCTTGCTCGTGCGGCGGCAACTGTTTCACAAACAACAACAACAGTAACAAATGACACACTACGACTAGCAAAGACTTTTCCTGTAACAGGAACAAAGGCAGTTACTGAGATTGGTGCTTTCAACGCAAGTTCATCAGGAACAATGCTAGGACACCAAGTGTTTTCAGCACTTAATGTAGTGAATGGAGACTCAGTTACATTACAATACGATTTTGCATTTAGTTAATTATGATTACTTACAACGAAGCTGGAATTACATACAATGAGGCTGAGAAGAATTACTTAGGAAGCACCTCTATGACAAGGACATTTACCGAGACAATCGGTATAGCAGACTCCGCTGTAAGATCACTTACAAGAACAGTGATAGAGACATTCTCTATTGCAGACACTATTACAAGGTCGATAACAAAAACATTAGTAGAGAACATAAGTGCATCAGAAACGCTTACAAAAATACAAACGCTCACACGAACATTTACAGAAAATATAGGCATCTCTGAGACACTAATTAAGGCAGTCAATGGAATAAAAACATTTTGGACAAATAGTACACCCAATTCAGCATCATGGAATAACGAAAGTGTAAACAGTTCATCTTGGACCAACATAGACCCTAGCGATAAAATATAATCATGATAAATTACCCAACAACATTAGATACATTCACAAACCCGTTAGGAACGGATGTTTTAACCAGTCCTGACCACGCACAACAGCACGCAGATGCAAATGATGCTATTGAAGCACTACAGGCAAAAGTAGGAGTAGACGGTTCTGCTGTTACTTCTAGTCATGACTATAAACTTTCTGGTGTAACTGGTTCAGATAAAGCGGTATCTATAACAGGAACAGAAACGCTCACAAACAAAACACTCACATCTCCAAACATAAACGAAGCGGTAGCACTTACAGCAACAGCAACAGAGCTAAACATTCTTGATGGCGCAACCCTCACTACAACAGAACTTAACTATGTAGATGGTGTAACTTCTGCAATTCAAACTCAGCTTAATGGGAAACAAGCGACAATTACCTTTGGAACTGGGGTAGAAACAGCTCTCGGAGTAAATGTGGGAAGTGCGGGAGCATTTGTAACATTTAATGGGGCTTTAGGCACTCCCTCATCCGGAACACTAACAAACGCAACAGGACTTCCTGTCGCAGGAATAACGTCTTCAACCTCAACAGCGCTTGGTGTGGGTTCACTTGAATTAGGACACGCTAATGACACAACACTTTCAAGAAGCTCAGCGGGAGTTCTTGCAGTAGAAGGAGTAGTGATACCTTCTATATCTTCTACAAACACTCTTACAAACAAAAGAATAACCCCCCGTGTATCATCTGAAACTTCTTCTGCTACACCTACGATAAACACAGACAACTCTGATGCTCATTCAATTACAGCATTGGCTACTGCGATAACCTCAATGACCACTAACCTTAGCGGTACTCCGACCAACTTCCAAAAACTCATCATCAGGATTAAAGATAACGGAACAGCAAGAGCGATAACATGGGGGGCTTCATTTGAAGATGCTGGAGTAGCATTACCCACAACTACAGTAATCAGTAAACTATTAACGGTCGGATTTTTGTGGAATAGCGTGTCTAGCAAGTGGGGATGTGTAGCAGTGTCTAACGAGACTTAGTATGTTAGATTTTCTTAAAAAAATCAAAATAGCAGACTACTGGCATATAGAGGTTTTTATCTTTGCACCTTTCCTTATTCTTTGGACAGTATTATTGGCGATAATTGCAATGAAATAATATGGCAATAGCATTTGACTCAAAAACAGAATCCCCTAAATCAAATATGGACGCTGGTTCTCCAGCTAGTTTTTCGCACACAACAGCAGGAAGTGATAGAGGTCTTCTTGTCTATTATTATTACGGTATTACATCTGGTACTCATATTGTCTCAGCGACATACAACAGTGTTTCGATGACACTTGTTTCAAATACCGTGGACAACAGTAGAGGTCAGGCTGTTTTCAAATTAACCAATCCCGCATCAGGGTCAAATACAGTTGCAATTACTTATTCAGGAGGTACTGGTGTAAGTGATAGGTATGCGGTAGCGGTATCTTATACAGGAGTAGACCAAACAGATTTTATTGAGGCTAACGCTACAGGCACGGTAGGAGGGGGGACTGCAATAAGCATTTCCACAACTTCTCTGACAGATAATGCTCTAATAGTGGGTTCTGGCTCTTCAAGAAACAACAGAACTTGGACTCCTGACTCTCCCGCAACGGCTGTCTGGTCTCAGGATAATGGCACGATAGGTGTTCAGAATTTTGGAGCGTCTCGCACCACAACTACAGCGGGTTCATATGCGGTAGAGTGGACAGCTTCTGGTACTGATAACGGAGCAACAGCCATTGTTGCTCTAAAACCAGCCCCAGCAGCAGCCACAAACACATCAGACTTTTTTCAAATGTTTTAACTATGGACAGGGAGGCAAAAAAAGAAATAGAACAAGAAGTAACAAGACAAGTTCTACAAAGTATTAAGGTAGAGGTTATACCCGCAGTAGAACAATCTATACAGAAAACAGTGAACGGAAAGATTGATAAATTACATGAAAAACTAGACCGACATACAGAAACAATGGAACCCATACTAAGAGCATACGAGGGAGCAAATAACGCAGGTAACTTTATTATATGGATAAGCAAGATACTACTTGCAGTAGCGGCAATAGTGGGAACAATTAAATTATTACGATGAAATTATTTACAATAAGCACAGAACAAATACTATCAGGAATAAACTCTTCTTTTCACAATTCAAGAGGAGGTCTTTGGACTATCGGTAGTACATTCAATCCATTTATCGCACCTTCGAGCGGTTCTTCTAGTGGTATTGGAATAATCAACGCTTCGCCAGACTTCACAGACATATCAGGTGCGGTGGTAGTAGATACGCCGATAGGGTCTGTAGTAGATACAACTACTGGAGGTACATTTTTATACATAACTGGAGATGATGGACATTTCTATAAACTAGACATGTCTTCTGATGGTGCTCCAACAGACTTGCGCTCTGGTACGCCAATCACCACACCTAAAGAAGGTATGGCTATCTTTCAGGCTCGCGGAGAGTCTCAAAGATATTTATACTATTTCCAAAATACACAAATTGGTCGATGGGATTTGTCAGGAACACACCCTACAGGATGGACTGATAACCACTTCACAGGTCTTACAAACGCTATTCACATTACACACAGGATTTTTGACCGAGTATATTATACAAATGGCTCAAAGATAGGGATGATTTATGACAATGGTACAAGTGCAGCAGTCAATGATGTGAATGTGCTTGATTTTGAAGACGACTACATTGCAACAACTATTTCAGATGATGGACAATATTTTGTAGCAGGAATAACAAAGAACCCTAATGGACTGCTAGGACAATCTTCTACAAAGGTAGTATTCTGGGACCAAAACTCAGGCTCGTGGCAAAGAGAGTGGAATATACCCGCTATATCTATTAGCGCAATCAGAAACATAGGTGGAATACAGTATGCAGTAACCCCTACGGGCATATATGCTTTCACATTTAATTCATCTCCCCAGTTAGTACAAAATGTACCAACAACACTTGGGAGTACGGTACACAACGCAACTGATGTATACAATGAGGCTATTTTAATCGGAAACTCTACAAAAACATCTTCTTATGGGAAAATGACACCCAATGTACCCACGGCATTGTTCAATCCATACATTCATTCAGGGACAGCAAAACTCGTACTTGCAAACGCCAAGATAGAACGACTTTTTGTAGGGACATCATCTGATAAACTTTATCGAGCAAATATCACCTCAGCAGGAACAAGTTCATCGAAAGCAGTTACTACAGCCATTGACCTTAAAGATAGATATACAATAAACAGAATACGATTTACTTTTGCAGAACCTCTGGCAAGTGGAGATCAAATGACAGTATTAGCAGCACCAACACCTGACAGTTCTTTGTCTGGATTTGGTGCAACAAATGAGATATCTTTTGCTAATAAAGGCGCTGTGAGAGTTGCGAATCTCTACTCTAACCTAGAGTGTGAGTCTCTTTTACTTGACATTGCATTTACAGGTCTGTCAATAAAGCAGATAGATGTGTATGGTGAACCAACAAAAACATAATGAAAATAAATACACCCACAAAAGAAAAGCCAGAATTGACACTCAAATATGACGAGCCCGAGATAAACACAGGAGAAGACAGAGATATTATAAATCTCACAGGATTTATTAAAACCGTATCAGCAGTACCAGATTGGACCCCACGAACATTCACAGAACAATTCGCAATTTACAAGAACACCACGACCTATCGTTTTTATTGGTATGACACAACAAACAATGAATGGCGGTACTCGACAGGTGCATAATTTTATTATATAATATATAAACATGGCAATTTTATCATCATCAAGTTTCAAACTTCCTACAACAGACTTTGCGAAGTCAGTCGCATCTGGTTTTGATTTGGGAAGTGTACCAGTTACACAAACAAGAAAGGTGCCAAGCACTGGTCTTGCTGGACAACAAAGGTCAGTTACTGAGACCGTACCCCTGAGAGAATCAAACAGAGGTTTTGTGGAACCTAGACCAACACAGACAGCACCGCAGGCTCCGCTACCTGTGGCACAACCTGCACCAGTATCTTCTCAAATGTCTCCTCAAACAGTTACATTACCAAACGGTAGAGAGGTCACAGTAGACCAAACGGGCAACATAACATCAGGTGTACCTACTTTTGCAGTGGACACAGCACAGATTACACCAAACATTTCTGCACCCGTAGTACAAACAGCAGTAACAGACAGACCAACACAATCAGACATACTATCTCCTATCATGGCACAGCAAGAGGAGATACAAAGACTACAGCAGGAAGCAATTAGATTGTCACAGCCTACAGACCTTGAAACACAGACACTACAACAGATAAGAGACTTCGACCTTGAAACCATGCGTCAAGACGCAATATCAGAGGCTAGACGAGCACCAACATTTGCAATACGAGGTGAACAGGCAGAGATTCAAAGACAATCAGCAATACAGAGAAACGCATTGACTAATCAACTACAGGCTTTGACGGACAGTAGAACGGGAATGGCAAACATGCTACAAACATCTCTAGGATTTAGCCAACAGAACCTAGAAAACATAGTTCAAATAGGAGAGATCCTGGAAAAACAATTACAGAAACCCGAGGGAAACTTTGAAGCATCAAGACAGGCGGCTGTTCTTGGTGTAATATCGTCAGGTATAACATCGCCACAAGAAATATTCCAAATGATAAACTTTGATGAACAAGGTAATCAGGTGGGAGATATATCACTTGATGAGATAACAGATGTGCTAGCAGCAGTTGCTGGCGAGGAGGATGATGTACCAACGCCGTCTGGTACACAATTCCAAGCAGCAACATTTTCTAGCCGCGCATCACAGGCAGATAATGTTATAAATGAAATTGGGGCGGATTTTACTGGCGCATTAGAACTTGGCAGATTTGCGCCTAATTTTCTAAAGTCATCAGATCGACAGAGGTTTGAACAAGCGCAGAGAAACTTTGTAAACGCAATCTTGAGGCGAGAATCAGGCGCGAATATTACAGATACAGAGTTTGAAAGTGCTCAATTACAATACTTCCCACAACCAGGCGACTCTCCAGAGGTTATTCAACAAAAATCACAGAACAGAAGAACGGTCATTCAAGGGCTACGGGATGAGGCTGGCTCAGCCCTGAGACAAGAAAATTCTAGTTTTTCAGAAGTGGTAATTCAGGCATCTCAAAGATTCCCAAATGCCACAGACGAAGAACTTGCTGACATAGCACTGGAGGCATGGAGAGAAATCCATGGCGGTAATTTTAAACAGGTTGGGGGCGACACAAAACAAGCCTCAAATGTTCCTCAAAGAAACAACAATCCAGGGAATATAAAAGCAGGAGGACTCGCAGACACTCTCGCAATAGGCACAGATGAACAAGGGCACTTAATATTCCCTGACGCAGACGCGGGATTTGAAGCATTGGAAAGAGATTTGAGAGCAAAAATATCTGGAAATAGTCGATTTTTACCAGCAAACCCAACACTTGCAGAACTTGGTAAGGTGTATGCAGAAGATCCAAACTGGACAAATTCTGTAGCATCTATATTAGGAGTTTCTCCCGACACAAGGACTGGAAATATAAACTTCGTTTCACTATTACAGGCAATAGCAAGACAAGAGGGATTTTACGCATAAACAACATGGCATTAACACAAGAACAAAAACAAGAGGTAAAGCAATTTATGACAAGCACCATGCTTCAAGATACACCTAGCGACACTTCAATGCCGACCAAAGAACAGGCAATTGAGGAAGTCAGGAGACTAAGACAACCCCAAAAGAGCAAGGGGGATTTTCTTGGTAAGGCTACTGATTTTATTCTACCTGGAGTTCGTGGTTTCGGTGGTTCAATCGCAGGTTCTATAATACCTGAAACTAAAGAAGCAAAGGAATTAACACAATCAAGAGAGCAACTTGTATCTACGCAAGATACAGTGCTAGACCGCATAAGAGAAAAGCGGAGTAGAGGAGAAGATGTATCAAGGCTACTCGGCGCACTAAAAGAAAGTGGCATAAATATCGAGGCGGAAGACTCGGCAATTAACCCAGCTATTGGAAAATCTAATAAACAAGTAGTTGGTGAGGCTATTGGAACAGCGGCAAGTGTTATTGGTCTAGGCACTATAGGTAAGGCGGCGAAGGGTGCACAATCTTTTCAAAGATTTAAGGGTGTCCCAAGTATACTCGGAGGTGGGGCTACTCAAGCCACTGGTAGAGCGACTTTGGAGGGTTTAAAAACAGGAGCAAAGTTTGGTGCTGGATTTGGCGCAATTGAAGGGGGTGCTGCAGCATTAAGACGAGACGAGGGGGTTGGTGATGTTATTCAAGGTGTCGCAACGGGTGGAGCGATTGGAGGTTTGGCTGGTGGTGCATTGGGCGCCGCTGCTGGCGGTATCGGTGGTGCCACTTCAGCAAGAAAACTTCGCAAACTAGAATCGCAAAAGATATTTAGCGGCGAACCAACAACACTAGCTCCTTCAAATGGGTTGGGGGAAAGAGCAGTAATAAAAACACAATCAGACGACCTGTTGCCTGGAACAATTATACGAACACAAGACGAGACAGAGCAGTTGGCAAAGTTTAAGGTAGAGGGCGGTACAATAAAACAAGACACAGAATCCAGGAAGTTGCTTCGTGGGGTTCCAGGATTAGAGGAGGCTGATGTTGTTCAGTTAAAAAGCTTAACACAATCAGAGAAAAAGGCGGCGCTTGAAATGCTAGATACCACCCAAAAATCTAAAGCAAATCGTGGATTTGTTAAAAGATCTAGTGATATAGTTGGTGACGAAATTGTAAACAAGGTAAAAATTATACAAAAAGAAATAAAAAAAGCTGGAAAGAATGTTGATGAGGCTGCAAAAGGATTAAAGGGTGTTAAGGTAGACTATACTGCTGCTGAATCTAATTTTATAGACATGATTCAAGAGCAGGGTGTTTTTGTAGATGATGCTGGTGATCTGATTTTTGAAGGTTCTTCTTTTGAGGGTGTCACGCCCGCTCAAAACTTATTAAAAACTGTTTGGAAAAGATTAAGAGGAATAGACGATGATGCGATTCAGGGTCATAGACTAAAAAAACTAATAGACGAAAATGTGGAGTGGGGTAAATCAGCGGAAGGTCTTAAGGGGACAAGTGTTCGTATAGTTAAAGAATTGCGAAGAGATATAGACGGAGTGCTAGATGGTGCTGTGCCAGCCTATGACCTAGCCAACACTCAATATTCACAACTTATAAATATTGCTGATAACATTGGAGATGTTCTTGGTACTAAATTTGATATAAATAGCGGTTTTGCAAATATAAGGGCTGGACAGGTTGCAAGACGGGCACTTGGCAACTCAGCAAATAGGGGTGATGTGTTGAGAATGTTTCAAATACTAGACAGAGAAACTGCAAAACTTGGGGGAGACGCAAACAGAAGTATCACCAACCTTGTTATTGTAAACGATATATTAGAAGATATCTTTGGCACACAAGCAACTACTGGTTTGCAGGGGCAAGTTGGTAGGGCACTAGAACAGTCTAGTCGAGGGGTTCGCGTTGCGCAAAATCTGGCTCAGGGTAATTTACTGGGTGCTGGCAAGGATGTAATAGAGTTGGCGGCTGACAGGGTGTTAGGAACAACAGATCAAGAGATCATCTCTGCTTTAGAAATTATACTAAAACGGTAGCGCCTAAAACCAATCATCTTTTATTCTGACAATAGCACATATCATAATCCATATAAAGTAAAAGGAAATAAGTGCCCCTATCATTGTGAATAATATACTTATCATATATTCACACTATACATTTTTTCTTTCTGGAAGTAAACATAGTTATCCACACTTGCACAAAATACAATACATTGTATAATAAAACTCGTGAATGAGTTAAAAATATATAAACCATTTAAACCCTTCATCGTTACTCAAAAATGGGGAAACAGAAACCAAATGTACAAAGACAATGGTTTTGATTTCTCACTACATAATGGAATAGATGCAAATACTGGTTACCTCCACACACATCAAGGGAAACAACCCCACTATCCCGTCTACTGTCCAGTAGAGGGTTTTGTTGTACACCTAGTAAGAGACTTTCCAAAAGGAGGTGGTAGAGAAATGTGGCTACGCTCAAAAAATAAGGTAAAAATGTTTGAAAGAGAATGTTACGCTTATTTGGTGATGGCTCATGGAGACAGAATACTTGTGAAAGAAGGCTATGAACCAAAACTAGGAGAGTTGATAATGATTGCAGACAACACAGGCTTCTCTACTGGACCACATACACACATTGGACTTTATAGAATTGAATACGATGAACATAGTGGAGTTATTACTTGGATTGACAGTAATGAAGCCAACGGAAGTTTCTCCCCACACCTATTTTTACAAGATGAGTTTGCTGTCGATAAAGCAGACATGAACACACTCGTAAAGTCAGGTATGAGATATGTACAATATCTTCTGACTTAATTTATCCACAAGACTTTTTCCTATAAAGTGGTATAATATAAATGGAAAGTTCAATCAAACAACAGGAGGACGATATGTTCAAATGTGACAAACACCCCACATACAAAGGGGTTCGTCCTCCGAGTGTAAAGGGTTGCCATTGTAGGCGTAAATTCGTTTACGAACACTGGAACGACAGACACCCTAACAGTAATGTGAAGTGGATTTCTGAACAGCTTGGTATTTCAGAGCGTGCAGTAAGAAAACACGCTGAAAAACTAGCCGATGAAGGACACGACACAACACCATTTCCCACAGGTTATGTCAAGGCTGAACAAGCCACAGAACCTCGTTTTGAAGTGAAGGGTGAGGATGTGTTTTGGAAGTTCAAACATGGAGACATGAAACTAACTCTCGTGGAGTTGGATTCAATCTTCTATGAATACTCAAAGCATGGTCTCAACAAGTCTCAAGTCCAGGTTCAGAACGACCACGGATTCAATGCCATTGAGTGGCAAAGTCTCAAGCGAACATTTGACTTGGTAAAAGACAGCGATGTCTTTAGTCCATACACACTCTCTCTCCATACGGAGAAGGAAGCGTGTGACATGATTGCTTCTAAGATTGCAGAAAAGTACAGTCCTAAAAATATGCGTGCCGTTATTGTCCATGAGGACAATAAACAACGCACAAGGGCGTACGAGAACGCAATCAAGGAAGTTGCCAAACTCGATTATCGCAGACAGTTATTTGAGGATGCAATCCTTGAATATGTGGCTGAAGCCAAAGAAGCCCCTCTTGTGAAAAAGACAAGAGATGTTCGTACTGGAAATGTCATTGTTCATGTGTGCGACCTACATGTTGGTGCCGAAATCGAGGAGGAGAGAAATCTCCCTGCTTTCAATGCCGATGTGATTGTCAATAGACTTGCTACGATTGCAAAAGAAACAAACCAGAGAAAAGCCAAGAAGGTAACTCTCGTGATAAACGGAGACCTTATTGAAACTTTTACTGGATTAAATCATATCAACTCGTGGAAGAATATCGACAAGAAGTATGGTTATGGTACACAAGCCACAATCAAGGCAACGGAAATCCTCACAGACTTCATTGGTGCCGTAAATAACATAGAGCGTGTTGTCCTCATCGCAGGAAACCACGACCGGGTTACGAGCAGTAACAAAGAAGATGTTGTCGGTGAGATAATCCATTGGGTACACTACATTCTCCACGCTCGATATGGAAAGAAGTTTCCAGTAGAGTGGTCAAAGGATGTATACCCCATGACGCTTGATGATTGTGGATTTGTATTCACACATGGTCACTTGGCTATTTCCAAGAAAAACCCCGACCATATTGTCAATCAGTATGGATTTGCTGGAATGTTCAACCTTGTGGTTATGGCTCACCTGCATTCACGAAAGATAAATGCAGACCATTTCCATAATCGTACAATCCATGCACCTTCTATTTTCACTGGTAACAACTTCTCCAAGAACTTGGGCTACTCAAGTCTCTCGGGGTATTTGGAAATCAGCGTCAAGGAAGGGTTGCCGATTGTGATGGATGTTCCTTTACACTAAACTTGTAAGAGCCGAGCAAGTAAAATATCGGCTCTCTTTTACCCGTAACGAGTGCCAGCTGTTAGGTTTACAAAAAAGGGTCTAGGATGTAAACAAACCAGAGACCCCGAGAGACACAGGCTCGTTAGGGGTAAAAGGGAATGTTCTTTAATGGGGGATGAGGCAACTTTTCAATGACGACCACAAAACCACCCAGTGTGTGCATACCATAGATTGTGGGGAGTGAGGTGTTTTTACACCAGTAGAAGAAATGCAACAAAGCCAGTCGTCGTTCCCCACTAAAGAAGGTTCTTTTACAATTTAAGGAATTATCTAGCCGAGCGTAAGTTCGGAGGCAGTTGTTAGCTGACACTTGTTGTCGGCTAGATAGTTCTTTCACAAAACGGAGAAAATCATGTTCCAAATTCTAATTCGGCTTCTTGAGCATAGTGTAAAAATTAACTCAAGAAAAAGATGTCATATATGCAACGGTCATACCACAATGGTAATCATTGCATATAAGGACTGTAAGTGGCTTGTGAAGTACACATGTCACAAATCCCATACAGAGGATAAATGGCTCACAAACGAGGGAGTTATGGAACTCATAATCTAATGCAATTCACAGCAAGACTATACTGTCGTAAATGCAAAAAGGTTACACCTCAACGCATTTATTACGCAAAGGTATTCTCTGATTATGGTGAAGTAATTTTCGGTCATCTCTGTATGGGTGAAAACTACACATCAGAGTCAGGGTTCTGTTTCAACTTCACAGAAGACCACATTAAAATAAGAGACTACAACGCTCTTGTTGGAATGGGTCGTGAAGATTTTCCTTACGAATTCGACAAAGACGATGAAAACAATCTGTAAAGGCGGTACATGTTGGTTCATACTGGTATTGATAATCCTCACTTCTTTCTTTGCGGGAAAGGCGTGTGGTCAAGATCTTACCAGTTGGGACTTACATACCCAAGCAATCACAGACAACTCTGGATACATTGTGTTCAAGAAAACTGAACCCAATGGAAATGGAGTTGCCTATGTTGTGTATTTTTTAATGAAGGAGACCAACAAACTGTCGGTCATTCATTTGAAACAAAGTGGAAATTGTTTCATAGGTAACCCTAGTGTGAAGGGTGGTCAAAGTTTTGTACTCTTTTATGGAGTACCTTGTAGAAACTTTGACATCTTTGATACTGTGTACCGAAAAATGATTCCACCAAAACCACTGGAGGCACTAGATGAAGGGTGAATGCAGGAAATGCGGAACAAAAGGTCACAAAGGAAACCCAATTACACGACATCATATCTATCCCCGCAGGTACTACAGAGACGAGCCGTCTCCAATAGCTATTCTGTGCAGGGATTGTCACGATGTCTTGGAGAGGGATTTCATTCCTTTTGCACCAAAACATACTCGGATGTGGTATCACAGAGCATATCTGAGGTTTCTCCGTTCATAATATAAGGGAGGTTATCAACTTGGTAACCTCCTTTTTTTATGCTATAATTGTGTGGTATGAAAGATATAAGATTGTATACATCTTCTGCTAACCCAGAAGAATTATCTCTTACAATTCGTGGTCTTTTACTTGGTATTGTTCCGCTATTGTCGGTAGCATTTGAAGTACCAGAAGGATTACTCACGAACTTTGTAGAGGGCATGATTGGGCTTATAGCTTCAGGAATGGTTGCTTATGGATTGACACGAAAGCTCATCATTGCTTTTAAAAAATAACACTCGCTTATTTTACAAAAAATCATTTCCGCAGTAGCCTCCATACCTTTATTACTGACGAGCCCTACTGCGATATATGAGATACCCCCCGAACCGAGCATACCTGAGTTGATAATTCAGTATGCCGAAGAGTATGATGTAGACCCAAACATTGCTCTTTCTATTGCTTGGTCCGAGAGTAGATTTAAGAATGTGGACAATTTTAAGTTCACAGAAGACTATTATTCTGCTACTGGTATCTATCAAATAGTCAAATCAACATACAAACATTATTGTGGTGATGATGTGGAAGAAAGAAGAATACCCGAAAAGAATATTGAATGTGCCATGAAGATAATGAGCACTGAAAATGGTCTACAACATTGGTCAGAAAGTGAAGAAATATGGTCGTCAGTGCCTGTTAAAGTAGAAACCCTTAGTATGTATCAAGATTAGTATAAAAACAGCCCACAGGGCGTTCTAGAGCCTTGTAGGCTGTGTTTATACAGCATACAATGTCCTCCAAAACAAACAACGCAGGTCGGTTGCGTTGTTTTTGTTTGTATTGTATAATTGTGGTGGTTACGGCACGATAGCTTATGCTACATCAAATGTTGCTGAACCCGTATAGAGGCTTCATTACGCAAAGAGACAGATAATTCAAAAAACATCCATTTTACCTTTGATACATCAGTCCACCACAACCGCTTTGGCGGTTTTTGGTTTCTATGATATAATATGCAAATGGTAAATATAAACTACAACTAAAGCAAAAAGCACCTCACTGCAAATGGGGTGCTTTTCTAGTAGTTAATACGATACCACGCTTCACTTCCGTAAAGGAAGACTGTCGACATATATACTATACACTTAATGTCTTTATGTGTCAATAGAGAAAATGGTTATTTATGCTTGACTTATGATTTGCGGTTTGCTATAATATGCATATTGCTATAAATTATTCTCACGATTCAAAGACCAATGTGTAGAGAGAAAGGGAGTTTTACTCCGATGCCCCGTGAGAGCATTATAGCAACTTTCTTTCTACAGATTGGTTTTTTAGTACAAATAATATAAGTCACTAGAGATTTAAGGAGCACCTCTAAATAAACGCTTCTTACAGGTAGCACAGCGTACTCCGTTCCCCCCAATGTTTGTTATTATAAATAAGTATTGGGGAGTATGGAGCATAAATGTAATGGGGTTATGACACTGGACAAGAGCTACAAACTAAACACTACTTATATTCACAACCAACTAGCCCACCCTAGCACCCTATGGGGGGAGAACTGTTTTTATAAAAAGAAAATACTTATCCACACTCCTAGTATTCACAAACCCTCCTTATTGTTTATAATAAGCTCATGGACACTTCACAAAACAATCTTGATAGATTTTTTGGAGAACCTGTATATAAAAATCGCAGAGAAGAACTTGTTGATAAATTTGTACAAGCGATTAACGAGGAGAGGGTCGGTACTCCTTACAAACCAGTAACACATCGTTTAATAGCATTAAGAATAAACTCACATCCCTTATTGAAAAAAGATTTAGGAGAAGTTGAATATCTTTATAAACAATGTATTCAACAAGGTAATTTCAAAAAGTTTTGGTGGGTTACGAAATAATATGTACACAGACTACACAAATCACATAGGCGGTAATGAATTTGTTTTGAAGTGGGTTAAAACCACTCTTGCAAATTATCTAGAGAAAAATCAACCCCCAATAGAAGAGGTTGAGCATATAATTGACTATTTGGCTCAAACAGATAAAAAGATTGAAAGAATGAGTTATATACAAGCCAAGAAGAATGCAGACACCTGGAACAAAGCACTCCAGAAAAAAGGAGCGGACATAAAAGAGGGACCAGAAGACACAGAAATAGTCTTAGATTTTGGAGATGGATTTAAAATCGTCAAACTTATTGGAGAAAATGCTTTCAAGAGGGAGGGTTTCTTAATGAGGCATTGTGTTGGGTCATATTATAGCCGTAGTGGTACAGAGGTGTATTCTTTGCGAGACAAAGACAATCTACCCCACGCCACAGTGGAGAAAGACCAACAAGTTAAAGGAAAAGGAAACGGAGACATACATCCTAAATATGTTGGGTATGTTGTTAAGTTTCTAGAATACATCGGAATGACTGTTGGTGATAGTGAGATGAAACACTTGGGGTATATGAATATTGAAAAAATACTTGAACATCTTGATAAAAGCAAGTTGAGTATTTTTAATGAAAGGTATGTCAGGGAAGATATTAAGCTGATTGATAAGGAGGGTAAAGAATTTTTAGCCCTAGATTTATTGGATATAAGGTCACTAATTAAAGAAGTTGATTCTAAATTAAAGATAAATTTTGAATTACCACTTTTTATAAAAGCCTCAATTGAGTTTTTGTACAAACAAAACCCCAAGAACGTAGATTCAGGAGACTCCAGCAAACTAGCTTCATCAGGAGACTACAGCCAACTAGCTTCATCAGGAAACTACAGCAAACTAGCTTCATCAGGAAACTACAGCCAACTAGCTTCATCAGGATACTCCAGCCAACTAGCTTCATCAGGAAACTACAGCCAACTAGCTTCATCAGGATACTCCAGCAAACTAGCTTCATCAGGATACTCCAGCCAACTAGCTTCATCAGGAAACTCCAGCCAACTAGCTTCATCAGGAAACTACAGCAAACTAGCTTCATCAGGAGACTCCAGCCAACTAGCTTCATCAGGATACTCCAGCCAACTAGCTTCATCAGGAAACTCCAGCCAACTAGCTTCATCAGGAAACTACAGCAAACTAGCTTCATCAGGAAACTACAGCCAACTAGCTTCATCAGGAAACTACAGCAAACTAGCTTCATCAGGAGACTCCAGCAAACTAGAAATATCAGGGAAAGATTCTATTGGAGCCAATATCGGAATAGAAGGAATAATAAAAGGAAAGATGGGGTGCTGGATTACATTGGCAGAATATAAAGAAGATAAACCCGTATATGTTGTTTCTAAACAAATAGACGGAAAGAAAATAAAAGAAGATACTTGGTATAAATTAAAAGGAGGTAAATTAGTAGAAGTAAATAAATAAAATTATCAACTAACAACTAAACTATGAAACCACAAATAGTACGCCACGGAGAAGCAATCCTAAAACCTTGCGAACTCCCAAAAGAAGCAATATTAAAAGAAGAATTAGACAGGGTTGTCGTTGCTCACTCTGAAACGGGACACCACCATGTTCTTGTAAAAGATAAAATAGACTTATCAAAGTACAAAGTCTACACACATAATGGAGATACTTATGTAGAAGTACCCTCGTTGTCAAAACTTATTCACGAAAAAACAGGTTCAGATGTACACAAGACTCACACAATAGCACCAAGCGTGTATAAGATAATAATCAAAAATGAATTTGACTACTTTAGTGGGGCAATTAGGAGAGTTAGAGACTGATATGATAAATTCAATTACAAAAGAACAGGAAGCTAAAATACCAGAGTATATAGATAAATGGGTTCGTATAGCAAGTGAACCCCTAAATCGTGAAATGTCTGTAAAAATGGTTAAGGAGTTGTTTGGAGATGTAACTGTTATAATAGCAGAGTCTATTCGGAATGGGGTGGATATTGTTAAGTTTATTGCTGGTGGGCGAGTATTAAAATACGACTCAAAACTACGCTCACAACTATACTCACAACTATACTCACAACTATACTCACAACTAGACTCACAACTAGACTCACAACTAAACTCACAACTATACTCACAACTATACTCACAACTAGACTCAAAACTATACTCACAACTATACTCACAACTAGACTCAAAACTACGCTCACAAATAGACTCAAAACTAGACTCAAAACTAGACTCAAAACTACGCTCACAAATAGACTCACAACTACGCTCACAACTACCAAAAGAAATACGATATTCGTACTACACAACACAGTTTTGGATGGTATGGTTGGGGTATTATGATTATGCTCAAATGATAGGAGTAAAATTTGACAAAGAAAAACTACAAAAAATGACAGACATTGTATTGTCTATCCCTACAATAATTTCACTAGGCAAGATAATGATAGTTGTAGAAAATCCTCTGTGTAGGTGGGAAAATGAAAACATACATTCAGACCAAAAACCTGCAATAGAATGGAAAGATGGCACTGGATTTTATTATCTTGATGGTGTTAATTTTGAAAAAGAACTGTGGGAAAAGGTCGTATCTCATGAAATGTCTTTGTCTGAAATAATGCAAATAGAAATATCAGACCAGAGAACTGTCGCACTAAAATACAATCCACAAGCAATTATCAAAGAAAACGCAAAACTAATTCACAAAGACGACAGAACAAATGAACTTTACCTCGTAGAAAATAGCGAGATAAACAAAATTACAGAATTTCCTAAAATGTACTTCTTGAAGATGACTTGTCCAACTGGCAGGGTGTTTATTGAAGGATGTCCGCCCCAAGAAGCAGAAAAAAACCCACACGCTGGAAAAATGCAAGCCCTCCTTTGTGGATTACATTATTCAGAGTACATGGAAATGACATTAGAAAGTTAATTAAATAACTATGAACACAGAAAAACCAATAGAAGACAATGACTGTTGCTATAAAGCTATATTTGGCTCTGATATTTATAAACTACGAAGATTAGGAAGATGTCACTATATCTGTGATTATTGTGGTAGAGATTTGAGTATGTTGTGGGCGTTTTATCAATTAAGTTTAGAGGATAATAAATAATTATGAACACACAAAAGATAGAAGAAGAAATAATACCAACACATTATTGCCGTAAATGTACAGACATCGGAAAAGATGACGGCTCTTGTGTTGGGGAAGAATGTTCTTGTTCTTGTCATCACAACACACAAAGAGTAGAGGAGATAGTGAAAGACTGGAACACTATCGCACCCAAGTATAGAACACCAGAAAAACTTGTAGAACTTGCCTTCTCCCAATGCGAGGAGGAGTTAAAACAAGAAATAATCGCAGAGATTGACGAGGTGTACAAGAGAGAAAAAGGTATCCACCACTGGCTAGATTTAAGAGAAACCCTAATCAATAAAGAGGTATGAAAACAAAACCAAATTACGATTATGGATATATCCGAGTAGAAATGAGAGGTGCTGGCAACTTTGGCAATATGTCCTTTTCTGGCTCACATTATGATAATGATAACCACTTAACAGACGCAGTTGAAGAAATTAAAAGACACATTGACCGTGTAAGGAGTGCGGATATTCATTACGATTACTATACCTGTGGAGAATGTAATAGTGATTTTGAGTCGGAAGAAGAAGCAGACAAATGCTGTTTAGAACCAGAAGAAATGCCCCAATTCAAAGGCACAAGAGAGCAATTAGATAAAATTACCCTAACCAACAAAGAATAGATTATTAACTAAAGAATAAAAATGACATCCATATATTTATCAGGAAAAATAACTTGCCATTGGATAATCTTCAAAAGATTAGGACAGTTCATAAACGAGGTCAAAGGGTGGTACTGGATGAGAAAACTATCTAAGCAAGGATTTATAGTCTATTGTCCTCATCTCAACAACTATCAAGCAGGACTAGCATACGATGAATATATGGTTCGTGGGTTCTATTGGGTAGATAAATGTGACGAAGTAGCAATGATGCCTAATTGGATGTCAAGCAAAGGCGCAGTAGATGAATTAAACTACGCAAAATTAAAAGGTAAAAAGATATATTTTTTATGAAAGACGCAGAAAGAAAACAAATACCAGTTTACTCTGGTTTCATAGCATACTTTCCAGATGCAATAATGGAAGTAGCAAAGATATCTCAAATTGGGAATAACCAACACCATCCCGACAAACCGCTTCATTGGGATAAAACAAAGTCAATGGCTCACGCTGATTCAGGAGCAAGACACATGATAGATATAGCAAAAGGCATTACACATGACGATGACGGGGCTTTACATCTAGCAAAGAAAGCGTGGAGAGCAATGGCGGAATTACAGATTTATTTAGAAAAATAGTTATCCACACTTTTGAGTTTTAATTATCTAAACGATTTGGTAATATAAAGGTGTCGAAACATTATTAGCTTATCTCCTGTGTACTGCCCCTACTGATAAGCGGGGGTGGTACAAAGGGAAACATTATGAAAATTATTTACACACTAATAGCAATCGCATTCATGCTCGGCTTCCTATCTTGGACAGCCCAAAGAGATGCAAAACTAGAGCTGGCGGTAGACAAATATGAGGACTGTGTATTACGAGAATACAACACAAATCCATCAGATTATTATCAGGAACATAACGAATATCCTCCATGCGACTAGATCATACGGAAGCCCTAGATGACTTCCAACTACTCACAGATACAATCTACTGTAATTGTGAGAACGATAATCCAAATTGTCCTGATTGTTTCGGGGAAAATTGGAAAGAAGATTTACCAACTAACGAATAATACAATGCAAGCAAATGAACTATTAAATAGACTTACTTATCTCACACTTACTAGCGGTTCGTGGGATGAAGAAAACCTCTTTATTGGAACAACAAACGACTGGAAAAAGGTACAATGGGCAGATGACGGAGTACCAAGTTATGCACTAAAGCAAGGAAAGGAATTATCAGAGTCATTTTAAAAATATGAAGATAACAAAAGAACAAGTATTAGAGAATTTAGAAGAGGTAAAGAAGTATATTAGTGAAGTGGAAAACAAAAAAGAGGAGAAGGCTGTTGGTATTGCTATTGGTATTGCTATTCAAAACCGCATTACAGGTGAAGTAATTTTTCAATCTACAAAGACAACATACAAAGAAGCTATTGAAGAGAAAGGTGATGCTAACCTCAGTTATGCTGACCTCCGTGGTGCTGACCTCCGTGATGCTAACCTCAGTTATGCTAACCTCCGTGGTGCTGACCTCCGTGATGCTAACCTCTATGGTGCTGAATTACAAAATGTAAGGTTTTTGGGTAGAGG